CGTTGTGGTAACGGTGTTTGGTGTTATCGCCCAAGTTATCGGCACGGTGATGCAGATTGTCATGGGAATCATTCAGGTTGTCATGGGGATCATCTCGGGTAACTGGGGAATGGTCTGGGAAGGCATCCTGAACATCTTCTCGGGAATCTGGAACACCATTGTCGCCGTAGTCGGTGGCGTGCTGGGGATTATCGGTTCCATTGTCCTAAGTGGCCTAAACGCGGTCTTCGGCTTCGTCGGTTCCATCCTTGGGAATATCGGGTCATTCTTCGCTGACACATGGAACAACATAATCAACGGTGTCGGCGGGTTCATCGGTAATCTACTGGGGTTCTTCAATGACCTGCCCGGAAAGATTATGGGCGCGCTGTCCGGCGCGGCGTCGTGGTTGTTCAATATCGGCAAGGACATCATCAACGGCCTAATTGACGGCATCGGATCCATGATGGGTGCCATTGGTAACGCGATCCTTTCGCTTATCCCCGGCCCGATTGTTGGCGTGTTCAAGTCCGCGCTTGGTATCGCTTCCCCGTCCAAGGTGTTCCGCGGGTTCGGCAAGAACATTGTCGAGGGCTTGATTCTGGGCACTGAGGATAAGACGCCGGATCTGACGGCAACGATGGGAAGCCTTGTTCCGACTCCCGAGTTCCCGTCATCGTCCGCGACCATGCCAGGCGTGGGGGCTTACGGGCGCGCTGGTGGGGTTACGAACAACATCACCGTGAATCAGGTTGATGACCCGATTGGGACGGCCCATGCAATCGCCAGGCGGCAAGTCGCCTTGGCTGTCTAGGAGGATTCATGCCTTATCCGAGTCCGACTACTTACCCTTCAGCACTGACCTTTCCGGGCGCTGTTGATGCGTCGGCGCCGCTTGTTGCCGTGGGTGACCTGGTAATGAACACCATTGATGAGTTCGGGGTTCAGTGGGTGTTGTCGAACCTTGAAGGTTGGGGTTCTCCGGGTTCCACGGCGACGGCGACGCAACGGGCGGCTGGTAACGGTGCAACAATGTCGGCCGCGTACATGAAGCCGCGTGTGGTGGTTGGTACGGGCGCGATCCTGACCGAGGATCCTTCCCTGCTGACCAGTGCGATTGACCGGCTGATTGACGCGGTTGACTTGTCACCGTTCCAGCTAACCGTTGCCGAACCGGGTCTTCGTCGCTCACTGATGGTGCAGCGGCAAGATGACGTTTTGCCGAAGAAGCTGAACGCTTACGAGGCTGAGTTTAGTTTCCAGGTGATAGCGAAGGATCCGCGTAAGTTCGGTGACCTAACCTCGGCTACGACGCGGCTGCCGTTTAGCAGTGGCGGGTTGGTGTGGCCGGTCACGTTCCCGGTCACGTTTACGGGCGTCTCTGGAACTGGCCAGGTAACGGTCAATAACCCTGGGAACACTCAGGCGCCGTGCTGGTTACGGATTGATGGGCCATTGCCTGCGGGCGGTTGGACGGTAACGCACCTAGGTAAGCAAGCCTCACTGACGTTCGCATCTTCTCTTGCGCTTGGTTCTGGCGAGTTTGTGACGGTGGACATGGACCGCCGCGAGGTGTTGGCGCAGGGCCAGGCGCCGCGCTCGGGTTACGTGACTTCCCGCGGCTGGTTCTCGCTGGATCCGGGCGACAACACCATTGCTTTCTCAGCCCAGAACTATTCCTCTACTGCCTCACTGACAGTCTCGACTAAGCCAGCTTGGAGCTGATATGACGATCACACTTTTGGCCCCTGATGGTGTCGCGGTTACCGCCCAGCAGTTCCGGCAGTCTCAGGCCGCGCTGCATGGTGGCGGTTCAGGCCGGCAGCTTGGGTTGCGTTCCGGTTTCCGGGTTGGTACGCCGTCAACGATCCTTTCCGCGACTAGTACGACATGGACGCTGAATCCTTGCGCTATTGAGATTGATCCGGGCGCGTCAACGTATCAGGGCGGCTATGGCTGGTCTTCTGACTCGAACGTGACTGGCTCGGTGACGGCGGCGGATGCGACCTACGCACGGAAGGACATCGTTTACATACAGGTGAACGACTCCAGCGCGGGCGATGGCTCCGGCGCTACTTCGGCCCCGGTGCTGTATCTCGCGGGCACTGCATCGGCCACACCGGTTGCTCCCACTCTGCCAGCCCGTTCGTTCCTGCTGGGCACTATCACGGTCCCGGCTGCTGGTGGCGGTTCCCCTTCCGTGGTGCGCAACCCGGCCGTATATGTTGCGGCCGGTGCGGCCCTGCCCGTGTCGTCACAAGCCGAGCGTGATGCCCTGTCCCTGTATGACGGGTTGACTGTGCAGCGAATGGACATCGCTGGCCGCCCATCGGAGCGTTACGACGGCACTAAGTGGTCCGTCAGTGACACGCCGTGGACTGACCTTTCAATGGCGCTCGGGTTTACGCCGGTCACGACTTCCGGCTGGTCTGGGCTGAAGTATGCGGTGCGGAGCGGCTGGGTCATCGTGAACGGTGCGGTGCAGCGAGGAACGGCTTGGGCGGCTGGTGACACGTGCGCGACACTCCCCACGGGCATCGTGCCATCGGTGAAAATTCAGGGCACGAATAACGCCTACGTTGAGGGTGGCAACATTTCTCTCGGTGCCGGCTCGGTTGCGGTGTCGTTCTCGATCACTTGGCCGCTGTTCTGATGCGCCGGCCAGCAATTCTCTCCCTGCCGCCTGAGAAACGGGTGATGATCGGCAGGAACATCACATTGTCGGCGGGTGTGTTGTATGCGCTCACACGGTCTATCTACTATGCGACGATCAGGCCAGACTCGTTGTCTGGTGCGCAGGCTGTGATCACGGCTGACGGTCACCTGCTGGGGATGTGGTCCGCTGCGTGGGGCATGGTCGCTACGTTCTGCATCGCGGACATGGTGAACCGGCATACCCGTTACGGGCTCTCAATCCTGGTCAGTATTTGCACGGTGTGGGGTTTCAGTTACCTGACGATTTGGGCTGCTACCGGGTTTGTTGACTTCAGCCTTGTGTCGTCGGCTATCGGCTGGCTCGGTCCGGCGTCGTTCATCTTCGGATTCCTACTGAAGGTGACCGCGCTACAGGATATGTTGCGGCGACCCAAGGAGGCCGCATGACTATCAACTGGGAACAGATCGGCCCCTACGTGATCCTGCCCGTCATGAGCCTCATCGGTGCCTGGCTGGTAGCGAAGATCCAGCACAAGGGCAAACCGGAAAACGCGATCATCGATCAGTTACAGGAGCAGCTCCAGTCTGACCGCGTCGCGAATAAGCAGACGACGGATGCCATGAAGTCTGACATTTCTGAACTGAAGACGGAGCAGAAGAAAGCTAAGCGTCGAGAGATGATCCGCGATGACTACATCAACAAGCTCCGCGAACACATCAATTTGGGTAACCCGCCCCCGCCGCCCGCATGGCCTGACGGCCTCTACGACTAGGAGTCAGGCATGATCCAGCTAGTAACGCCTAACCCGAACATTTCGTGTCAGCCCGGCTGGTGCTTGCAGTATGTTCGGCAGACCTTCGGCGCGCCCGCTGTGGAGCCGACCGCTACGGCTGGTTGGGCTAACGCGAAGTTCCGGCATGAGGATTGGGACTTCCCGGCTGGGTGCTGGGTTCCTGTGTGGTTTTCGTTGGCGAAGGAGCCTGCCGGGCATGTTGCGCTGATGGCGCCGGATGGCAGCGTTTACTCCACGTCGGATGATTCCACCGTCCCGCACCACCACCCAAGTTTGCAGGACTTGATCGCCTATTACTGGCGGAACCCGCTCACCTATCTTGGCTGGTCTGAGGACATTTCCGGCGTCCGTGTCGTTCAGGGCGACGGGACCATCAACGTGCAGAGCATCACCACTACACCAATCAGCAGTACCAGTTCTCAGGAGGATTTCATGGGCGGACTTATTGACGCACAGCAGGCGGAAGACATTGTGAACGCGGTTGTGCAGCGGGTTGTCGCAGCACTCGATAACCAGGTGCGGATCAACGCAATCCAGGCTGAGTCGATTGTGCAGGCGACCACGGCACGGACTGCGGCGCTAGTGGATGCGAACGCGAACGGAAAGACGATCAACGCTCAGCAGGCCGACGACATCGCACAGGCCGCAGCGAACTACAACCAGGCAAAAGACGCCGGCCTCTACAACAAGGACACCAAGTGAACATCAAAGATCCCGCAACCCGGAAGTACATCTACGGCGTCGTTCTGGCGCTGATCCCGGTGGCGCAGTTGTTCCGGCTGATCCCGGAAGATTCGGTGCCGCTCATCATCAACGTGGTCACGGCGGTGCTTGGCATGGGCGCGGCTGGTTTGGCGCTGCCGAACACCCCGGACGGCAAACACGTAGCGTAACGCAAAAATTGTTTGCGTAACATTCTAGGTGTAGCACGCCTGTCAAGACCGATAATATCTCCCGCACAAATTTAGGTGGTTCGATGGCGCTCTCATGGGTCAGTATCAACGCCAATACGGGCTCCATCATCGCGGACCTGCCCACGGTGCGTCCTGACGGCTCACTGAAGCGCACCATCGGGAGGCACGAGGCGCAAACCGTTTCGCTGCCTCTTGATGGTGCGCCACTGAACTGGAAGACCGCGACACGCAAAAAGTCAGTTTTCCTAGTGGCACTGTCTGAGCCTCTGGATAATGAGCCACGAGGACTGCCGGTGTGGGGCGGCATGGTCATTGACAGGGAAACAAGCCACGGGCCGGACGTGAAACTGTCCCTGGTGACGGCTGAGGACTGCCTGAACGATCACTACGTGGGCGACGAGACGCTTTACACGTGGCCGCAGAACAGCATCGTCACCTACCTGGTGAACAAGTATGTGACCGGGATCCCGATCCGTGTTGTTGAGTTGGCCGGCGACAACCCTGTGCGCGGCCGTTCCTACCTCGATAAGGACGACAAAACCGTTTACGCCCTGCTTGATGAACTGTCAGGGATTATTGGCGGGCCGGAATGGACCATCGGCTGGGAATGGGTGGACGCGCAGAAGCTCGGCATGGTCCTCTATGCGGGGTCTAGGATCGGCATGGCTGCACCGGCCGGGCTTGGTCCCGCGTCATGGTTTGAGCTGCCCGGCAACGTGACCAGCGCCGTGCTTGTTGAGGGCTACCGGCGCGGCGAGGGCGCCAACGA